TAACACTATAATTATACTTTGAACGGTATGCGATTTTCAATAGAGTTGTAATAGTTAGTACTATCAGATATTTAAACGCACCTTGTAACGTTGAATTTTAAATTATTTTGCGTGTTTTAAAATGAGTTTTTGACGAATTGTTTGACGAACTACAATTTAAAGGTATCTCGTATGAGTTGTGATACGCTGACAGCGTTCTTCTTTGCCGTGTCATTTAGTTTTTCATACTCTTTATCATTAAGTGAAATCACCCTAGCCTTGCGACGACCTTCATCGCCTACTGTTACAGGAGCACCGGCGCCCTTTCGAGCGCCGCCCCATCCTTTATTACTCATATAATCTCCTCGATTGTAAAGCCACTGGCACCAGCACGCTTCATAATTCGTTCAACATCGCTGATAGTATTTAATTCGTTTGGTTTAAACCTTGCTGTCTTATCACCGAACACTACATGATAACCTTGTTTAAGTGTTTTAATTGTGCGGTGAATACGAGCGGTAAATGCTTTATCATCGCCATTATCCCAATCTAGCATATCGCTAATATCTCCGGCATCGTGTACTGTGTAATAGTCGCAATATTCATAACTTGCTAAGTATAACAACTTTTCTAAAGTGTCCGCTTCGATTACCTTGTTTTCGCCTCTGCCTAATTTCAATAAGTACTTCATTACTATTCCTCCTTAACCTCTGATAATATCCATACGAACCATTATATCTTTTAGTTCGTCGATTGTTGCTGCACTTGCTACAAGTCTGTTTGTATGAATGTTATAACATTCATAACATGTTCTGTGTTTGTCGATAGCTACATTTCTGTTTTGTTGCATGATTACGCTGTTTAGTTCGTCAAGTGTCATTGTACCTCTCCTTTAACTTATTTTACGTTTACAGATTTAACATTTTCCAAAAGTTGCTTGTTGCCGTTGTTGAATACGATAACTACGTTACCATCTGCGAAGAACAAGTTTTCAACTTCTGTTACTTCGAAAGTATGTGTAGTCCATTCAAAGTTGTTTTCTGTAGTGATTTGGTATTTCATGTGGTTTCTCCTTTATTAATTCCTTAACCTTATCTTTGATTATATTATATAATATAATCAAAGATAAGGCAAGAGGGAATTTAGAAATTAAATGCACTTTTTATCATTTCATCAATTATAGCGTTTGTCGCTTCATACTCTCTATCAGCAATTTCATTGTTCATATACAAAGAGTAAACGTAGTTAATGTATGATGTTAACTCTCTGTAGCTTTTAATACCAGCAAGCTGAATTTTAGCTCTTACAACCCCTTCTATAACTTTTGTTAGTTGGTGGTCTGTAATATAACCTTCTGCATACATAGTTACGCTAGTTTTCAAAGTATTGTTTAAGTCCTCGATGTTTTTTCCAAAGTTGCTCATGATTATTCCTCCTATAAGGGCTTATTTAACTAAACCTTTTTCAATACATCTTTCGATGAATGCTTTAACTGTTGTTACTTGATATGCTACTTTGTTGCCTTGTTTATCAACAACGCATGTTTCAGTACCTGTAATTCTGTAACCAAATTTACGAATTTTGTAACCGTCTTTCAAGTTAGCTTGTAATTGTTTTAATGTTCTCATGGTTGTTATCCTCCTAAGTAATTTATACCTTAACCTTGATTATATTATATAGCATAATCAAGGTTAAGGCAAGCGGTAATTTGAAAATTAGTGATATTTTTTATTTTTCTGCTTTAAGACCTTTAATATAAAGGGTTTGTCTACTTTCATCTTTACACCATAAAGCGTAGTTCAGAGCTACTGTTTCTTTGTTCATTTCCTCAACTAAGTCTTTTACGCTATAACGAGTTAAGCGATAGCTGGCATAAGAAACGCGATATGCAATACCTACTTTATGCACATGTACTGGAATATCGTTTACTTTTCTTAAAGCTGTTTCTAGTTGTTTACACGTTCTAATGTTTTTCATTTTGTATCTCCTTTTATCTAGCTGCGCTTTTTAGCGCAGCTAGATTTTAACTATTTAACGGATTCTATTAAAATTTATGCATGAACATCATTGAGCCATTAGGCAAACGAAGGATATATAATTCACGTTTTTTAATTTCTTTTGGTCGCTCTAACTTCTCGCCTTTTAAGTACTTATCCCTCATTGCTCGAATATCTTCGATAGTCATGCTTTCGTCTTGCTCTACTCTAACTGTTAAGTTAGTAGCTCGTTGAATAGCTTTCAATTCGCTCATTCGTTTGCTTAGATTTTGTTTGATAGCGTAATATAAATCTTTTAATTCTTCTTTTCTAGTTTTCATTTTAACTACCTCCTAATTTAAGCCTTTAATACTTTTAACTTTCATACCTTGCATTGTCCAAAATTTGTATACCATTTCGATTGTTTGTTTTGTTGCAACAGTTTCAACCAAACCTTTTAAAGTATAATCGAATTTACTTTCATAACCACCTTGTTTAATGATGTAGTAGCCACATTCTTTAACTACTTTAATATCGTTTGTGTTATTGATTTTGTTAAGTTGTTCTTGTAATTGTTTGCATGTTCTAATCATTTCGGTATCTCCTTTATTAACTCTGTACCTTTATCTTGATTACATTATATAACGTATTCAAGATTAGGGCAAGCACCAATTTCAAAAAAATGCAAAAAAAATAAAGGGGTGCTTTTTACGGCACCCCTATTACTTTTATTCAGTTGTAACCAATACCAGTTCATGCGCCACCCTCGCACGATTAGGGAGATATTGGACCACCTCTCAGTCTTTTGCTGCTACATATATAAGGCCAGCACCTAAGATAGCATTTAAAATTTGACTATTGCGATACTTCGCTTTTACTTTTTTGAGTTCGTTCGTCTGCATGTTCAAGTATGCTTCGGCTTTCGCTAATGAGTCCCTTTGCGCTGATAGCGTTACTTCTTGCTTGATTAATGTATTCTTCGCTTCGATTAATAGCGCCTTTTGTTCGTTCAGTGATTTCAATACTTCGATTAATTCCGTCTGTTGCTCGGTCGTTGAGAGTTTCGCTATGTTCAACTGCTGTTCTAGTTCGTCGATTATCATCAACTGCTTGCTTATTGTATTGTCTAGCGTTGTTAATTTCGACTGTAGAGCGTTGTATTCCGCTCTCGTCAATATCACTTCGTCTGTCGGCGAAGAACCATACACCGGCAAGACAAACAAGCAACAACAAAATAGGAATGAACATAGGATAACCTTCCGCAAGTTTTCTAAGGCGAACATACATTATACCCCTCCCATGTAATCAGTAATGCCACGAGCAATGGCACGAACAATCGTATCAAGGTCGTTGTTTAGCATTTCTAAATCATCGTCATTGTCGATAAAGGCCATTTCAACAAGAACTGCGGTTGCGTCAGTTCCATTTAATACCCATAAATCATCACGCTTTTTAACCCCACGGTCTACAGTATCAATGCTGCGAATAATTTGTGATTGAATGTCGTTCGCCAAGCGTTGGCCGTTAAAGGACTTGTAAAGCGTTTCAGTGCCACGAGCTTGCGTGTTAAAAGCGTTACAGTGAAGCGATACGAATATATCTGCTCCCCATTCGTTAGAAGTTTCACATACAAGGCCTAAATCATCATCTTGAAGTGCTTTAACTTCGCACCCAGCGGTTTCTAAATATTGCATAAGCAATTTACCGGCATCACGAGCGACGTCGCATTCACGACGGCCAGTATTAGGGTTAACTGCGCCACTATCTAAATTAATGTCATGTCCTGGGTTAATGAATACTTTCATTTTTTATCCTCCTTTTCTAACTGGTCCGGAATACCATTACCGTCCTTGTCTATCCATAGCGCCAAGAACCCTACAAGGGCAGTTAATACGCTAGGAATAAATATATGGTCGATAATGTTTATCCCAGTATTAATAATCTTAACTGTCATGTCGTCAGCATAACCGCGAATAAATACCATAATATATTCGCTGACTACTAATAAAATAGGCACTAGCATAATTAATACCAGTGCCCTTGTAGTGAATATGCCAGTAGGATGAATATTCGCAACTCTTACGTTTTTTACTGTTTTTTTTGCTGTATTAATGAGGTCTTGTTGTATGCTCATGCAATTCCTCCTTAATATCGTTGACCTTAGTTTCTAACGCTTCCAATTTGGCAGTCAACATTACTTGCTTTCCCTCTGCTTTAATTCTTTCTGCACGTGATAATTTAATTTCATCTTTCAGGTCTTTAAGCGTATCCGTCAATACGCCCCATTTTTCTTGAAAGACTAAATTATCTTGAACTCTCTGTAAATCTAATTTTTCGAGCAAAGGAATAACTAACACTTTATAACCTAAGCCGGCAACAATACCGACTATAGAGAGCGTTGTTAAAATGTCATTCAACTCGAACTGCCAATTCCACATTCTTTTTATACCTTTCTCCAAAATCCTATAATATCAATGATATACCGAGTATTTGCCGGTACACCCCAAGCCTTAATCATACGGCTGTTTCGTTCAACATAAACACTATTGTTATTTATATTAACGCTTTTTTCTATCAATCGTACAGAAACTGGCGAATTTGGTGGAAGCGATGCGACCACGTTGCCATTACCGGAAGGGGTAGTTAACTTAAAATCAAAATGCAAGTAACCCCAACCAGTTAAGGGGTCAAACGCTAAATATCCTCTATCCGCACCCCTCTCACCTGGTACTGCCGTTCCCCATGCAACTTCATATATTTCGATTGGTTGCGAAGTTACTTGTCCACCACCGCTTCCAGGGTCTCCTTTAGGGCCTCTTAATGCCAGTAGTTGTTCCGCCGTAAAATCAGAATATCTAAATGGTTCGCCTTTATCACCCTTTGGCCCTTTAAGTGCATTAAGTTGTTCTTGAGTGAAATCAGAAAACTTAAATGGTTCCCCTTTTGGCCCTGGCTGCCCTGGTACCCCTTGCGGTCCTCGTTCGCCGTCCGCTCCACGTTGTCCAGGAGTTCCTTGTTCACCTCTAGGGCCTTTTAAATTCTCTAATTGCTCCGATGTGAACATGTCATAAGTAAATGGCTTTCCATCTTTGCCAGGTTCACCTTTAAGACCGTCAACTCCATCTCTACCAGGAACACCAGGAGGTCCAGGAGGGCCTTGAATACCAGGTAGTCCTTGAATGCCTTGTAACCCTTGTTCACCTTTAAGTCCATCAATACCATTTCGACCAGGTTCGCCTGGAGGCCCTGGC